GACATTTTGTGTCACGAGCGTTCACCCTACGTTCAGCATCATGTTTGGCTATATGCAACTCATCAACCCCACTTCTGACATTTATATTAAAGACTATGGAAACTTTTCTGGGATTGTTGCACATCAAGCCTATGATCCGATTCGCAGGGACCACATGCTCCTTCGTTCGATGAAACTCCATTTCGGACCTAATTCCAAGCTCCTATGGTTGGGAGATTTTCATGCCATCACATTATCTCATGCTAACATGATATTTGGTGCAGATTCGGTCGGATTTAAAGGTGTAAATGTATCAACATTGCCCCCGGACACTTTAACTACCGGAATCAGACCGAGACCAACAGTGACCATGGACCTTGCTCAGCTTAAAGCTTTCTACCAGGACTTGACAGACAAGGAGTTGTACATCTTATATTTTCATGATGTTCTTAGGTTCGTAAGTCAAACGGGAGGACCTGTTCTTGAGTTGCAGGATGTGTTTCGATGGATAAGCGAGACAGTTTCAGGGCCTGTCGTGATACGAACGGATTGTACAACAGGAGTTGGCAACCTCTGGCCCAATGGTAGTGGACATTTCTACTATCCTTATGAAAGGAAAACGAAGTTTCGGTATGGTACATTTATTGATTGTGGAAAGAACTTGATTTGGGCGGAGGGACCCCAGTGGGATGTGAAAAGTTATGTAGCGGGTTTTAACTTCGTTACGAGGGCTAACTCCTTGTTGGGTGGAGGATTTGATGAGGTCTGTTATAGATTGATGATGCAAGCAGAGATTCCCAATCAGGTGATTGAGCAGGGGCTGACGCTGGAACAGGCGGTTAGGAAGATGGCAGCAGAGCATCATCTAGCTCGACCTCAACTGACCTCGAGAAGGCTGCCTGGAGTATCTGAACCCGCGAAGTATGAGGCGTACGTAGTGTGCGGACCTTTCAGAACGGGGCAGGTCATTGCTGATGTCCTGCGAACGGCCGAGGATTTGGCTTGGAGGGAAATGCTTGGTGTGCTGAAGACACTAATCCATGATGATGCTCGGATTACTAAGGGTTGTTGTTGACGGTGTTGGCCTGGTGAGCTCTACCTCATCAACATCGAGAGTGTGGGCTTTAGAGAGGGAGCTTCAGCAGCAGCGGCTTACCAGGCGGGTTTCTTGCGGGCGTTTTACGGTTTTTTAAACACTTCTGTATGCTCGCTTTCTTCTTTAGATGATGGCTTACGGTGGTTGTGCACTCGTCTTTGCTCTAAGTCGACTAATGTAGGGGGGAGAACGATTGTGTTGTTCGGGTGTCATTCAGAAGGAGAGGTTCTTGCTGATGGATCTGGTAAAACGTATCCAGCTGCAGAAGCTAGAGAGCAGATTGCAGCAGCAGGAAGGCTTGGGGGCAGCTCGCAAGTCGTAGTAGTTTGGCAGAGGTGTAGAGAGTCAAAGCTACAGCGAATTTTGCCTGAGTTATCCATGGTGTCCTACGTCCCCGAAGATGTAATTCTGGGCTTTAAGAGAGCTCGCGAGAAGGAGGATTTTTCTCAGTGGTGTGGATGGTTATATAGAAGTGTTTTAGAGGCGATGCGAATGATTGACCATGGTGTACGTGATTTTTCACCCTTGACAGAGCGTGGAGTTGTGTATCAAGTAGAGGCTGCTCATTACGGTATGCGTACCACTCGTGTCAAGCGTGCGGATGGGACTATCGATTATCAGGGATTATCATGGATTTCAATGTTAATGTTTCTACTTGGTCACTATGGGGATGATCAAACTTACGAGGCCTTGAGAGTAAGCGCCTTATTTATTCGAGCTCGAGAGATAGGATGGAGAAAGTGGGGTACTTTCACTTGCATCGTGTCAACATGATGTGACACACCCTCATATAGGGATCCCTTGCAGTC